TTACGATATGCAGGCATAAACTTATGGCCTGGTACTTCAAAGGTAAAGTAATCTGCAAGTTCTCTTGCGATACTTGGTTCTGTTTCTACCTTGAGGTGAACCTCATTTACTTTAGATATAATTACATGAGCCATGTTATTATACTGTACCTTGTACCAAATTCTATTTTATTTACATGATGTGGAAACATAAAGTTAGCTGGAAATATAATCGCAGAGTTTCTCTTAGGTGTATAAACTTTATCTGCAATTACTATCTCTCCTCCTCTGTATCCATCATTAAGAAAAAACAAAAGTGATGCTGATGGATAACCATATTGTTGTCCATGACTATGATGAATATTATCTGCGTGTTCAGACATAAATCCACCCTCACCATATTTGTTTATTCTAAAATCTGTTGTTCTGTTTGGATTAAAGTATTTCATGTATGGGTGTTTTTCTTTATATAAACTTACAACTTTTTTTGTTACATGAATTAGTTCTACCCAGTATGTCATGTTCTCCCTAACATACGTTTCGTCCATCACAACTCTTTCTAAGCTCTTTTCTATAGGATTTTCTCCTTCGTGACTAGAATAGGTAGATTGTTTCCAACCTTTAGCATTAAATGCAATATTTGACGATAACTCATCTGTCATTACATCTTTGTAATATCCAATCCACTCTCTCATTACATCATTCCAGCTTCAAATTTTTTCCAGTCGATTGCGTTTTTAATATCCCAACCACGACTATTGATTGACCTGAGAACACCATCAATATACTTGACAACTGTTTCAAGGTATGCTACTTTATGTTCTATTTGTATAATGTCTTCATCTGATTCTATGTAGACACTTAGGTCACTCTTTAATACTTTGAGGTCAAATGGTTTAGTGACATAGACTTTTGCATCAGCCTTACCACCATAGTATTCCCATTTCTCACGATACATCTTTTTATAATCACCCTTTGCTTTGTGTAAGAGTAATTCAAATCGTGATTTGTGGTCTAAGTTTTTTGCTTAGAGTTCTTGGTTTTTGAGTGCTTCTGTTTCAATTCTTCATCATTTACTTTTAATGAAAGATAAACTTCCATCTTCAATTCATCAAGTGTCATAATATATCCTTTGTATTATTTATAATGCATGGATTTCGTATAGTTTATATGTAAAGGTTGCTTGAACAGTTAAATATTCAACATCAGTTGCACCTTGATTAAATTCTAAAGAACTGATTGATGTAGGATATAAATCTGCAAAACGCACTTCTACGATTGGATTGTTTTTATTTGAAAGGATTGTTAATGTTGCATCAGAAAACATAGACCTATCACTGGTTGTTCTTCCAACTGCACCAGCATCTGTTCTTGGTACTGCGTTTGTTCCAGTTGGTGTATTAGATGTTGTTGCACGAAAGTTTCTAAACTGTTCTCTACTTTTTGGAAAACCTATTGCAATTAACCAGTCGTGTAGTTCTTTATAATTTTCTAAAAACTCATCACATATAAATGTAATATTTAAATTACCGTATGTAAGATTAGTACCCATAACTGGGATAGATTTAAATGGTGTAGGTATAATTGCATCTGCAAGAGTTAAATCTGGAATATTTGCGGCTGTAGTAAAGAACTCAACTTTTGGAAGTTGACTTAATGTAAACTTAAATTGAGTTGGACTTGCATAGTCCAGTTTAGTCGGTTGTCTTGATACTGCTACCATTGTTTTTCCTTTTCACTGTTATTTATATTTAGGTAGAAACAAAAAAGGGGACTTGCGTCCCCTTCTAAGTCGGTAACAATTTGGATTACATTAAGTTTGTAACTTTAACTCTTCTGTAATACTTGTTGGTATTTCCTGAAATTGAAATCGCACCGTCAGCAGCAGCTGCAACCGTTCCAGTATGGAATGGGTTAGCGGCAATACCGTATCTAGTTTTGAAACCAATTTTTGGTTGGAAACTATTCTCACCAACTGCACGAACCATTTGTAATGGAACATACGGACAGTAGAACATACCAGCATCATAAGGTGATGTACCTTTGTAACCACAAATGTAGTATTGTGAAGCAGCAATATTAGCAGCATATGGGTCTACATACACTTTGTATCTACCGTTCATCACACCAGCAAAAGTTGTTGTTGTGTCGTCTACATTTAGATTGTTCTGTAAAGCAGGTGTGTAGTCTAATACACCAGCCATTTGTAACGCAGAAGCAACATCAGCAGAACAGATAATCATATTACCTTTTCCTCTTCTTGTTTGTTGTCCTATTGCGTTTGCATCTCTTTCAACTGCAAACATTAGTCCTTTGAATTTCTCAACTGACCATCTACCGTTTGAGTCAGTATCTAAATCGAAGATACCAGCAGTAGTTGTGTTTGTAGCTGCACCTTTAACAGCAGATACATAAACATTTCTTACAACTTCTCTGTTAATCTCTGCAAGTATTTCAGCAGATAAGATGTTTGCAAGTTCTGTTTCAGCATCTAAACCATGAATTGCTTTAAGGTCTTGTGCAAGTTCCATTGTGTACTCAGCTTTCATTGCTCTTGTTACAGCAGTAACAGTATGTTTCTCAATACTGAATGCCATTTCTGCGAAAGCGTTTGTACCACTGTCACCTAATGCTTCACCTTGTACAGCAGTCATACCAGTTGCAGATGTATAAGTTCCAGCAGAAGGACTGTCGTTAAGAACGGCAGGGTTTGTTTCTGTTGCACCTATATCTCCACCACCGACTGTTCCAGCAGCATTTTGGTTTGAGATATCAGGAATTGCTTCATCAACAAGTGCTTCTGCACCGTCTTGTGATGCAAATCTTGCTCTCATTGCAAAGATTAATCCAGTTGGGCCTGTCATTGGTTGCACACCACAAATGTCATATGCGATTAGATTTGGCATTGCTCTTCGGACTAGAGATATAAGAATCGGATCCCAGCTGTCCATAGATGCACTTCCACCAAATGATGAGTTAGTAGGAGCAGCTTCTGATAAGAAACTCCTGTCTTCTTTCAGAGATTTTTCTTGGTTCTCTAAGATAATTGTAGTAACAGCACGCTTGTAAGCATCTTCGATTTTTGGTAAATCTGGGTGCTCAAGGACTGGCTGCCACTTTTCTTGTAGATGTTCTGTTTGAAACATTAGTTTCTCCTTGTTTTATGTCTACTTATTTATTTACTTTGCACTCTTAACACCTTTTCCAATAGCGGACATATATGCCCCCATTGAACCAGTAGTGTCTATGTCCTGTGCGTTGCCAGTTTCTACATCATCAGGTGTTTCTGCCACAACTTGTTTATTCTTTGGGAAATAACTTTCCTTTAGAGTATCCAATTTATTTCTGAAAGATGCTTCATCTGTAAAGTCTACATCTTCAGTTAGTGACTTAAACTTTTCAATTTCGACTTCAGTTAAATCTCCTGTACATTGAGATATAACTTGCTCCCTTACTAACTTTGCATTGTTATTCTTGAAGGAGATATTTTTCTCTACTTCTTCGTTTAACTTTGCTTCAAGTTCGGAAATCTTTTGTGATTGTGCCTCTAGGACATCATATTTTTCGTCTGGCACGTCAATATAGTGGTCTTCAAAGAGTTGTTTCAATCCAGAAATGAAGTCTTCTGCAATTTCACCTTTTAATCCACGTTCTATTGCAAGTTCATTTTCTTTTGTCCATTCTTCCACGACATAATTGAGATAGTTATCCACTTTCTCAGTTAATTCTGTTTGAGTTTTGTTCATGTTTTCGTCAAGGTCATTTCTGTAGTCTTCTTCTAATCTCTCAACTTCTTCACGAACTTTTGATTTTACTGCAGCTTCAAATACTGTTGCAGCTTTTCTCTTAAATTCTTCTGAAAGGTCACCTTCGCCGTTCATTAAAGCATCAACGTGTTCTTTAACATTGATATCCTTAACTCTCTTTTCTACAGCTTCTGCTTTTTCTTTTTCTTCAGGTGTTTCTTCGTGTTCACCTTCTGGCATATCCATTGCAGACATAACGTCACCGTATGAAGCTTTTAATTCTTTTGATTTCATACCGTTCATTTTGTCTACCATAGCAGCAATCATCTTTTCTTTACTTTTTGGTACTTCTTCGTTGTGAGAACTCATATTAAGTATCTTCATATCTTTTGCCATTACTTTTTCTTCAATACCATGTTTGAATTGTACATCATACCACTCTACATTTCCTTTAACATCTGGAATTGCGTGTGATTTTAATACTGGTTTACCTTTACCATACTCTGGGTGTTCTACCATAGTTGCACAGTCATGTGATTTAGAATGACAAAGTTCTCTGATTTCGTCATCTGTGTATCCCATTGCAAGAGGTTTAGTATCAGATGAACTTGCAGTACCATCTGTTTTACCTTTATGTTTTTGCATTTTGTCTGGTTTTCCTTCTGATTTTTGTTGTGCATCTCCAGAAACTTCTTTACCAGCTCCCTTTGCACCTAAATTTTTGTCGTCTGCCTTTTCTGGTTTACTTCCACCTAAGTCAGCTTCACCAGTTGCACCATCAGTTGGTTTTTTCTTCATTGGTTCAGCAGCAGTTGCATTTTTTTTCGGAGCGTCAGCACCATTGCCTTCTTCCAACTCAGCAACCACTTCCGCTTCCAATTCTTCGATTGTTTTATCTATTTCGTTAGCCATGGGGCTCTCCTTTTATTTGGTCTTTTAGTATAATATATTTATAAATTATAACAACTTGAGGAACTTTGCAAACTCTAACGCATCTTCTTTTGCGTGTCTACTTTTAGTTCTTCTCTCAATTCTGTCTTTCATTCTCACCAACTCTGCTTCTACAAGTGTTCCGTTATTCCAAACC